TCGGTCGTGAATGCTAGGTCGGACTGCGTTGCTGACGCAAGGTTAAGGGTGGCTTGAATTGAGTCAGCCATCTGGTCAACCTTATAACCTGCTGATGCCATATAATACAATGCGTCAGCTGCATCACTTGCCGAGAATACGGTCTTTGAACCCATTTCACGAGCAAGGTCGGTCATTCGTTGGAGTTCTTCCCCTGTCGCACCTGCGACAGATGCCGCGTTTGCCATGGATTGTTCGAACTTTTGCGAAACATTGACCGCCGCTGTGCCTAATGCTACAAGCGGTGCGGTTATGCTTGCCGTTAGTTTTGTGCCTGCTTTCGTGAACGCCGCCGACACTTTTTGGATGTTCTTTTGGGCGGTTTGCAACCCTTTCGAGAGCGAAGAAATGTCAGCTGCTATCTTGACAACAAGGTTTCTTATAACTGCCATTTCCTACCTCCTAATCGATAATCACGCCCTGTTCCGCCGCCATTGCTTTTAAGATGGCGTCACTTCTACTATCCGATTTCTTTCTTGGCTTTCGCCTTGCATCCTTGAGTATCTTCTCTAGGCTCGGCAAGCGTTTCTGCCTGCTGAACGCCTCTATGTGCCAAGCAAGAGTGAGTTTGCTTTCAAATTCCCTTTGTTCACTCTCTTTCTTGCCTTTTGCTATTAGCATTAGTTCGTAGGGAGTGTATTCTCCTACTATTAATGGGTCGATACCCAAATATACAACGGCTGTGTCCGTGATTTCGGATAAGTCAAAAGCGGCGGTGCTTATTCCCCCTGTTTGCTTTCTTTGTCGCTCTTACCAAACGCAAGAGTCAAGGCTTCGCCGAGTTTCTCTGCGACTTCGTTAATATCCGAATAATCGTCAATTAAATCGCCGACTTGCTCTACCGTGAGCGACTTATCTTCGTGGTATAAGCCTGCGTGAACAATCGCTAGCAATTCCTTAATACCGAGATGTTCAAGGTCAAGACCCATAATGGGTTTGCCGATACTATCTTCGATTCTCGCCAAGGCATTTACGCCATAACGAAGTGTTCTTTCCTTGTCAAGTTTGTAAATTACACCTTTTTTCATTAATTGCTACCCCCTGTTCCACTCTCTCCTTTGTTGAATGTCAAAGCACCCGTTCCCGTAAATTCAATGCTGATAGACACAACATCGTCCACGGGGTCTTCAATCGATAAGCTCGAAATGTATGCCTCACCTTGGTAGTAATTGCTCGCATCTACGTACATTTTAACCACGACCATAGAGCCGTTCAAAAATGCAGTTTGTAAGGCTTGCTGACCTGCGGTGTCGGTAGGTACTGCATAGTCCCCCTCCGAACTTGCGGTCCATTCTTTAAGCCCCGTAATATAGTTCTTCCAATCATCGCCGAGTGCGGTCGTTTCAAGCGTTTCCAAGGAAAGTTCAAGCGACCAATTCTTGATGCCTACTACCTTTTCTCCACTCGAAGTTCCCACTACGACTTTGCCGTTTTTACCTGCAATTGCCATATTGTTCCTCCCTATTTTTCGTTATAATGGATTTCAAACTCAATACACGACATATACTCTTCCGTGTCGAATTTTAGCGAAGTATTGCCGTTGAGTTCATAATCGGACTTAATAAAAACGGCTTGGATTTCCACGCCGTTCATATCGCCCGTATAATCTTGCAAGGCTTTCTTCACAAGCCGTGAAAGTTTCCTTGCTTTTTTGAATGTTTTTTCGTGGCTTACGAATTGAATCGTCTGCCTTACATACCCCGTATCTCCTTGCAATGCGCTGTCATAGTTTGCTACAACGGGTGCATACACAATTGCAGGGAGCGGTTTATCCTGCGGTAATACAACGGGGAATATTCGCCCTTGCACCAACGCTTGGATTTCGGGGATACTGCTGATGTATTCGTACACCGCTTGCAATAAATCTTTCATATCGCTTTCCCTATTGCCTTGGAGATTTCTTTGACGATTTCGTCATTGATTTGGTCAATGTTATCGTCTACTGCGTTTCTCAAAAATGGATTTGCAGGTCTTCCCCTTGCTCCGAGTTCTACATGTGTACCGTATTTCAATTTCTTATCGTAGTCCACTTTTACCGTGGCTTTCTTTTCGGTTGCACTTACTTCCGTCAGTTCAAGGCTGTCCCGTAATGCACCTGTATCCACAGGACAATTTCTTTTCGCATCAGCCAAAGCGATTTGCCCACCTGCTTTCGCTCCTTTCATCAACACATCAGCCGCAGCACTCTCCATTGCTCTTAAGTCTTTGACGATTTTTTCGCCACCTTCTATAGTTGTCTTTACCTTTCGTTGCTTTGCACTATAACCCATTTTTGACTATCTCCTTGCAATTGAGTATCGTTGCTTGGTGTGCGGTTCTCTCATCACTTACCCCTATAATTTCATACAGTTTATCCAAGTATCGAATACGATTCATAACGTTGATGTTAGGGTTGTAGCGTATGGTTATTTTCGCCACCAATTCCGCGTTGACTGTTTGTGCTTGGAAGAACTCGGTGCCGCTTACAGGCTCGATTTTTGCCCACAAGCGGTCAACCATTCTCCATTCGCCGTCTTCGCCGCCATATTCGTCCTTTTTGGCAAACCATTCAAGGACTTCTATTCGCCGATTTAGTTTCCCTATTTTCAAAACTTTTCCCTCCTATATCCGAACAGCATTTGACGGACTAGGTCTAGCGTTTCCTTGATGTCCACACCCGTCTTGTCTTTGGAAACTTGCCTTTCTTCGTATAAAGTACCTACTATAATCAGCATTGCTTGCCGTATAGGGTCTGGTAATTCTTCAAACTCCGTAAGCGGGCGGCGAAGTACGTCTTCCGTCAGCACCTTTGCGGTTATGATTAGCGAGGAGATGAGAGTGTCTTCGTCATCGCCGTCAACTCGGAGAAAGTCTTTCGTTTCTTGCAATGTCAGCATACTGCCCACCTCCTTCTATCGTCAGGCGGTCGTTCTCTTCGCCAAGGTTACGAAAGGCGATACCGACGCACTACCCTTGTAAGGTGCAAGGGGTTTGTTCCAAATGGGTTTACCGTCTACACGATAAATAAAGCGGAACACCGATTCATCGTAAAGGAATCTTACGTGGATGGAGCTTGCCGCCTTAACGCCGCCCTTGTCGATAAGCAAGTATTGACCAACATCGGCAAGGATAATATCGCCGACTTCGCCCGCCGCCGAACATTGTTCAAGGGGTACGACAGGTCTGCCGAACAACGTGCCGTAAGGCTTTTCGGACAAACCGCCCGCGGGAATGTATACGGGTTTATCGCCAATTTTCAAGGTGTAGAGGTAAGGCTCTAACTCTTGGTTGATGTACCATACCGCGTTTGCTCTCGAACGAGACCACAAACGATTCCACATCTTGATAAGGTTTTCCACCGTGATGATATCCGTTTGGTTCGATTCCTTTGCTACCGTTACAAGAGAACCGCCGTTGAGAATACCAAGGGGTTCGCCTTCGCCCGTACCCGAAAGGATGGCGTCGTCAATTTTGAAACCGAACTCTTCAGCAAACGCTTGACGAATAACCGCTTCAAGAGCCGCCGCGTCTTGGAGCAATTCATCCGTTGCATAGCAAAGACCCGTGAGTTTCTTGAGCGACAATTCCATCTGTCTGAACTTGGGTTTGCTTGCGGTGAGTTCGTCCGCTTCCCCTTCCCAATAGGTCTGCACACCGCCCCAACGAGAACCATTCGCACGGGACTCTTCATCCACCGCGTTGATTTTCAAGCCGTTAGCGTTGGTGCTGATGGGGATTTTCTTTACCTTGCTTGCGAGAATACCCGTTTCGTAGGTTCTCTTCAAGAGCTCGGTCACGAAGTCTTGCTGAACAAGGAAACCGCCGTCGCTAGGCGTGGTTTCGTTCAAACCGCTTGCCGCACGAGTGGAAAGTCTTTCGTCCACGTGACCGCCGGGAGCCGCCGCCCTATATGCAGCAAGCAACTGTTCGCCAAAGGTTGCGAATCTCTTTTCGTCATTTTTGCTAGGTGCAGGCTTGCTTTCGGGTTTCTCCACATTGCGGTCTTCGGGTGCGATTGCAAGCAACTTTTCAGCACGATTGATGCTTTCGTCCCAAGAGCGAATTTCCCCCTCGTACTTGTCGATTTCCTTTTGTTCGTCTTCGTTAAGGAATCGGTCTTCGGCTTCCGCTTTATTAAGCACCGCCATTGCCTTGAGTCTTGCGTCTTCTCTCTTTGCTTTCATTTCGAGAATTTTCTTCATAGTCATATTGTTGATTTCCTCCAATCATAAATTTTTAAATTTGGTTTTCAGCCTTGCGAGTTTCTCTTTCTCTCTGGCTTGTTTGGCTGCGTCTTCCGCTGCCTGTTCCTTGTTACGACATTCCGCTTTATATCCTTCATACGACTGCATCGCACGAACACCCACATCCGTTGCGGTATAGGCTGGGTACGTCACAGGGCTGACATCGAAAAGTTGGACTTTTTTGAGTTCCCTTGTATCAATGCCACTTTCCGTTGACCAAGCATCGTCTTCTACAACGAAACCAATGGACATTTGTGAGATGTCCCCACGGTCAATGCTTGTCTGCAAGTCCCTTGCCCATCCCGTATCGGGCGGGATAATTCGCACACGAAGACCGACTTCGTCTTCGGCTAATTCAAGCGTTCCCGCTTTATTTCTGCCTAGTACGTAGTTCGGGTCGTGATTGAAGAGTGCGCGGATGTCATCGTTTTGAATACTCTCCATGAATGCACCTTTACGGACGATTTCCTTGAAAGGAAATAAACCGCCAAGCGTTTCGCTCCACGAGTCAAACACGGCTGCGTGACCTTCAATCATTCGCTTACCGTTTTCTTCGTTTCGGATTCGCAGTTCCGTCAGCGGTAGCATTCGGAGTTCCTTCTTGCCCTTCTCCATCCTTACCTCCTTCTTGTTTTTGCTGTCTTGCCACGGCAATGGGTATCATATTACCGTTGACGAGATAATCGTTGCCCCCTTGTTCTTCTGGAACTTCGGGGAGATCTTCCAAACCACGAATATCGTTCGTGGACAGCCATCCGTTTTGTCTGCCGATGGCATACCCTTCCATTCGGCTCTTGTAATCGCCTCGCAACAACCCATCCACATTGAATTTTGCGAAATATAAAAGCCGTTCACTTTCGTCTAGAAGCAAACGGCTTATCGCCTGTTCCCACCGCACAAGCCAAGGTCGGATTGTGTGTTGTACAAATTCAATTGACTGATGTTCAATGTTGGAGAACGTTGCTTTTTCCAAGTCCCCAACGAGGTGCGGAGGCACACGGAATATTCGACATATTTCGTTGACCTGATATTTTCTTGTTTCAAGGAATTGTGCGTCTTCTGGCGCGATTCCGATTGAATGGTATTTCATACCTTCTTCTAGTACCGCCACCTTATGGCTGTTCCTTGTCCCTTGGTACACCTTATTCCACGATTCACGAAGTTTTTCTGGGTCTTTCAAGATACCAGGGTGTTCCAACACCCCGCCAGGTCTAGCACCATTGCCGAAGAACTTCGCCCCGTATTGCTCGGTGGCGATTGCTAGTCCTACAGCTTCCCTTGCTTGACCTATCGGACTGATGCCCTTTACTCCATCATACGACAAGCCTTTTAGGTGAAACACTTGGTTTGGCTTATACACATAGGTTTGGTTGGTGATATCGTCCGTATAAGTGTACTTTATCTTGCCTGTTTGGGTATCCCTTTCCACGACCATGTTTTGCGGTTTCAAAAACCACAATTCCGTGACGTGTCCTTGCTTTCGGATAACTCTTGCGTATCCGTTCCCCCACAGCAACACCGATGTCATCATCATTTCCCTAAACTCGAACGAAGTCATTTCTTCGTTGGGTATCTCATA